TAGACGGGGGTCAGGGCGTCGGCGAGGGTGTAGACCCCACCCCCCGGGGGGGGAGGAATCTCTTTGGCAGGCCACAAGCCGCGGGTTCGGAGCCATTCTGGTGAAATTTTATGAGTCGGCCTAAACGGCAATCCCAACAAACTAAAGAAGACCGGACCGGCAGGGTATTGGGCGTGACGGAGTTGGCCGATTTACTTGGCCTCGATAAGTCGACGGTGTCGGAAGCGTGCAAGAACGGGATGCCACGCACATCCCTTGAGGCCGCTTTAGAGTGGCGCTCTAACCGGCCAGTGATCGGGGCCACGGTCAAATCTGCCACGATTGCCGAGGCCCGTCTGGCCAAACTCAACGCCGAGACGGCCCGGATCCAGTTCAAGCTGGCCGTTGAGCGTGGCGAGTTCCTGCCGCGCGATCAGGTGCGCGAGGAAGCCACGACTATCGGCTCCGTGCTGATGGCAGAGCTTTCGGCCCTAGCAAATGACCTACCAGGGCAGCTCGCCGGATTGTCTGAAATCCAAATTCGGGACCGGTTGCTTGCGCGCATGGATACGCTTATTGAGACAACCCGTGGTAAATTACAGACTCTCCTCAATGTCAGACAACAGCCAGAGGCCGAAGAAACCGATTCTTGACGGGTTTCTGTCAGGCTGGCAGGCCAGATTCCGGGGGGACCCTCTCGACTGGCTGGAGGAAAACATGGTGATCCCCCATTCGGCGCGGGCGACCACCTTTGACCGAGCGGTTGCCCCGTGGCTCAACGATATCGTCGGGGCGTTTGCCTCGGGGCATTTTCGACAGATTGCAATCCGAGCGCCGGTGGGTGGGGGTAAAACGACGCTGCTAGAGTTGCTCGTGACTTACGTGGTGGCCGAGGCCCCCGGCGGGATGCTGCTGATCGGCCAGAGTGACGACATGGCCAAGGATTTTGCCGAAACGCGTCTCTTGCCGGTGTTGCAGGGATGCAAAAAAACGGCGGTGCTGTTTCCGAAAGACAGGCACCAGAAACGAAAGACAAGCATTCTGTTTCCCCATATGCCGCTATTCATAGCGGGCGCAAACCTGTCGAGCCTGCAAGAGAAGTCCATGCGCTACGTCTGGATGGACGAGCTTTGGCGCTGGCGCCCCGGGATGATCGGGGAGGCGCAGCGACGGACGCACGACCGCTGGAACTCTGTGGTGATCGGTGTGAGCCAGGGGTGGGACGAGTCACACGAGGCCACGGCGTTTTTCGACACGGGGGAGCTGCGATCATGGGGCGTGGAGTGCGCCGGCTGCGGCAGATGGCAGCGTTTAGCCTGGTCGCAAATTAAATGGGAGGACGTCACCCTGGAGGATGGCACGCCGGACTGGGAGGGCATCAGCGCGTCGGTGCGGCATGAGTGCGCAGACTGCGGCCATGTCACGAGGGACACGGCGCAGGAACGGCGGGCAATGGCTTCGCGGGGGCGTTACACACGGATGCCGAGCAACTCGCTTGCGCAGCGCGTGTCGTTTCATTACAGCGCGCTGGCGGTCTACTGGATCCCTTGGGCGACGCTGGTGGTGGAATGGCTCAAGGCGCAGATATTGAAAAAAGCCGGCGACGTTTCGGCGCTCCGGCAGTTCATTCAAAAACGATTGGCAGAGGTTTGGCGTGAGGAGAATGACCTGCCGCCGGTGGAGCTGCGGGGCGCGGACTACTCAAAGGAGGAATTCATTGACGGTGCCCGGATTGACGGCGAGGTGCGCCGGTTTTTCACAATCGACCGCCAGCAGGATCACTGGTGGGCCCTTTGTCGTGCCTGGCGTGCGGACGGGACAAGCCGGCTGATTTGGGAGGGGAAGGTGCTGACGCTGGAAAGCCTGCGGGACCTTCAGCAGCGTTTGCGCGTGGAGGATTATTGCACGTTTCAGGATGCAGGGTTTGATTCGGGCAACGTCTACGACGAGTGCGGAAATTTTGGCTGGAATGCGATGATGGGTCGCGGGGATGATTTTTTTTGGATCGGGACGGGCCGGCAGCGGCATCAGCGTGCATTTTCTGAACCTCGGCCGGTGCGTTCACCGCGGGGGCACGTTTGCAAGCTGATTCTGTTTGCCAACGAGCCATTGAAAGATCAGCTGGTCCGCCTCCGGGGGCAGGGCGCCCCAGAATGGGAGCACCCGCGCGATGTGTCGCCGGACTGGCTTGCACACATGAACTCCGAACTGAAACGGGACGTGGTGGACAGGGTGACAAAGCAGGTGCGCCAACGCTACGTGCTGGTCAAAAAACACAATCACTTGTGGGACTGCGAGGCCATGCAGTTGGTCGCAGCCATGTATTTCCGAATCCTCTCAGCGTTGGATTTGAAACGGTAAAAATTTACGGTGGGTTTGACACTCAGGGCAATGCGTGGACGCGCCAACCCAGGTTATTCTCAACGTATTTCTCTCACAGGACATCGCTTTGCTGCGCAACCTGCGGGACTCCGCCTTTGATTCGGTCAGCGCGGGGGAAGGCACGCTTGTGAGCAGCAGCGTGAACGGATCCAGTTTTTCGTTTTCCGTCCCGTCGAGTCTTAGCAAAATGCAAGTGATGACCTTTGCGCAGATGGCGCTCGACCACCGGGCCCGGAACATTTGCCGCGCAGTGACGCGGACCCAAGCCATCTTTAACTGATATGATCGGCAACCTGACAAAATGGCTGAAAAGCACCCTTGGAGGGTGGGGGCAAAATGATCAGCTGCGACTTGCAAACGGTGGGCGATACGCGCAGCGACCACTGCTTGGCAATTACGCGCAGCCGCTCGATAAGAACATCAACGTTGGCGAGTGGAGGACGATTGTTAACGCGTCGCAAAAGCTGTACTGGAATTTTGGCCCGGCGCAAGGAGCCCTGAACGAAAAATCCACTTACGTGGTCGGCCGGTCATGGCTGCCACGATTTGAGGGCCAGGACAAAGAGTGGGGGCGCATTGCCACCGACTGGTTGCAGTCGCAATTCTACGGGGTCGCGTACGTTAACGGGGTCGATTTTCAAACAGGGCTCTACCTCGACAGTTTAAGCGTTGACCGGGATGGAGACGTTTTTACGCTCTACACCGAGACCGCGGATGGATACCCGCAGCTCCAACAAATTCCATGGCACGCGGTGGGCGCGCGTGATCTCGATGACATGGTGAAAGAGGGGCCCTACCGTGGCCTTCGAATGCACAACGGGGTGATCTTGAATGAGTATGGCCGGCCCGTAGCGTTTCGCATTCTAGGACGCACCCCGGCGGAGGATCGGGACATCTCAGCGCGCAACATTGATTTTCTACGCGAGCCGGTGGCGCCGGATCAAACCCGGGGGCTGCCTGCGTTCACCGCGGCAATCATGGATTTGCGCGATTTGATGACGGTGCAGGATTACGTGCGGCAGGCCGCCAAGCTCGCGGCAAGCATTGGCCTAATCGAGCACAACGAACTTGGCGTCGCGGACATGAGCGACCCGGTGTATCAGTTGCAAAAGAACGGTCCGACCACGCAAGGGGTGGTCGGGGAGGAAATCATGGGCGGCACAGTGCGTTATTTCCGTGCAGGCAGCGGAGCAAAACTTGAGCAGTTCAAAAGCGAGGTCCCCTCGGATGCAACCAACAGTTTGATGGAGCGGCTGCTGCGAAATGCGTTGCACGGGGCCGGCTTGCCTTACGAGTTTTTCTGGGACGCCAGCAAACTCGGGGGTGCGTCGGTGCGAGCGATGGTCGCAAAGGTCAACCGCACCGTGGCTGACCGACAGGACCTCATCCGACCGGTGGCGCGGCGGCGGGTTGGATACGCGGTCTCTAAGGCGATTAAACTGGGCATTCTTCCAGAATACCGGGGAGCCGATTTGGGCGGCTCGCTGCGGTGGGGATTCACCACGCCACCTATCGTGACGGTGGATGCGGGCTACGCCGGGGCCGACGCTCGGGAAGCGTACAAACTAGGAATGCGTAATCTGTCAGAGATTTTAGCCGAAGGCGGACGCACGCTTGCGGATCACCTGGACGAACGCGAGGCCGAAGAGCTGGCCATTCGCGAGCGTATGCAGCGCAGCGGTTTGCCGGAAACGGCTTTTAGAACCATACCCGGCGCACCGGCGCCCGTAGCACAACCCGAACAACAAACGCCATGAGGTTTCAGCGAGTCATTGAACAAGTCCTTTACCGCCCTTGGTTCATCACGGCGGAAGGTCATGCGGCTGTGCGGAAAGTCCTCCAAGCGGCAATCGTGCGGGCCAACGGAGA